ATCTATGCTTGTGTTTTGAGGATTTGCATATGTACAGCTAAATAAGGGCAAAGGTTTTACAGGCTCTGCATAGCTTAAATAAAATGGACTTCTTACGTTTATCTTTGTACTCATCTTAATCTATCTTCTTTTAATGTGAATGCCAAGAAATCTTCTACGTCTAAACCAAACTTTTCTACAAGTTCATCAGGTAGTTTTTTAAATCCTTGTTCAAATGGTTTAGTAAAGAATAAACTTGGTTTAATTCCTTTTCTGTAAATGCTTCTTGATATTAAATATCCTATTGTATTATAGTTTCCTTTTTTAAACTTTCCTTGCTCATCTCTTAGTCTAATGTTTCTACTTTTTGCCCAAGCAGCTAAAGGTTTTATAGGAGGCATTTTTGACTTATAACCATAAGGTGTGTTGTATTTCTTTTGTGTACCACTTACACCTTTGTCTTGATACAATCCATATTCTTCCATTTCAAACTCTACAAGAATAGAATTAGGCATCTCCTTTACATTACCCTTTAAACTATTATAAAGTTCCTTAGAAACGTTCTTACGACCTTTAGAAAGTCTTGACCTTGATTGTTTAATAACAAACGATTTAAACGCTTCTAATACTTCTTGTGTTTTTGTTAGTCGCATATTGTCATATCGTTTTGTACTACCACATCAAAGGTTGCTGCCCATCCTGCTAACTTGTTTTCAAATCTATCTACAAATGGTTCGCAGCTTACATCTCCTTGTACCTGATAAAGGTCTGTATATAAATCACCTCTTTGTAATGTATTTATTACTCTTGTCTGTAAAGCAAGTTGAGTGTTTAATACATCTTGTTCGTTATCGTTTCCTACAAATACATCTGTAACCTCATCCTTACTTATATCTACAATATCCATAGAAAGAATACTAATATTGAATGTAAGTGTTTTAGTTCCTACGGTTGTGTTGTTTACTGTAATATGTGATAAAGGAAATATCGTTTGTTTGTTGAGGTCTACATCGTCTAGTGAACCGAATGTAACTGTGTTTACAAATGGCTCTGCTATTAATGTATCTTTTAGTTTGTCTGTTACGTTATAAAACCCTTTCATCGTTTCTTAATCAGTTTCTTTTCTAATTCTATTTTATCTTTTTCAAATGCTAAATACATTAAGCACTCGTGTACATTTAACTTGGTAACTTCATTAAACTTGGTAACATCTCCTTTAGCAATACCATAGATTGATTGATACCAACCCCACTTGATTCCAAACGTTCCTTCTGTTGAGTAGTCAGCTTCTCCATTTCCTTCGGTAAATAGTTCAGGATAGTTGTTATTAACTCGTTGTTTAAATTCCAAAAAAAAACCATAGCACCAAATACAACATCTAAAGGCATATATCTTAACTTGTCATTCATTCCCTTGTAAGATTCTATATTGTACTTGTGTCCTTTTTTAAATGCGATTGGTCTGTATAATACACTCATTGCTTTTTGCATATTACTCCAGTCACTTAAATTCTCATCTAAATCAACATACTCGCCTAAAGTCATTTCATCTAGCACAGGAATAAATCCGTATTCTACACCCCCTAGTTTAAAGGTAGGTATTAGTTTATGCTTTATATCAAATGATTTGTTGAGGTGTACTACAATCTCTTGTACTGACTTATATTTAATCTCTGCTACATCTTTTAAATCAAGATTACAAAATATTTCTACCATCTTTTGTAGCAAGAATGTAGAACCTTGATTTTCTTCTGTGTTCAGCTTCTCAAATCTTTGATACTGGTCAAGTGTAATCTCGTTAAGTGAATCAGGTACGTTTATTTCAACTTTCATATTAGTACAATAAAGATTTAGCTAATATGTATAAAAAGGAAAAGGCAGCATCTCTGCTACCTAATCCAATCAAAACAAATGAAAAAAACTAACTTTTTAAAATGAATCTATTATACGCATATCTATATGCTATTTCTATTGCTTCTACTAACTCTTTACTGTTTTGTTTGTACGTTGTACCATTACCTTCTACTCTGTTCTTACCTTTGTAGTCTATATGTAATGTTACATCAGAACCTTTTTGACCTCCAGGCTTGGTAGGTTTCTGCACTACATATATATTCTCGTACCAACACGCTTCTTGCATCTTATGATATTCCAAGTATTTTGTCTGTGATTTCATTTGCCCATAGTATAAAGTATAAAAAGCCATACATTGATGCGTATGCAAACATAGTAAATAAAAAAGCATACCCTACAAACTTTAGAGTGTTCTTTCTATTCTGTTTCTTTGTTAAATTACTAATCATTATTTCTGTAAAATCTTCCATATTATTGTTATTGGTTATACAAAAGGGGAGTTGCCTCCCCTGTTTTTTTAATTATTTTCGTGAATACTAGTTAATTTATTTTGTAAAGTTATTAATTCTGTTATTCTTAGTTTAGCTTGGTCTGCTACAGTTTCCTTACCGTAAACCATTCTGTCATCATTTAAGTCTTTTACCGCTTCATTCATTGCATTTAATGTATAATCAAGCAATTCTAATAACTCTTTTTTTGTAAGTTGTGTTTTCATTTGTATAATTGTTTTGTTGTTATTAATAGTTCAAAGATATAAACATTTTTTTAACTACCAAACTTTTTTTTAATAAATATAATATTCTCCCTTATTAGGATTCTCTAATTGGTCTGTTAATACATATCGTGCTGCATCTATACAATCAGGATGCGCACCTGTAGGTTTTTGTAAAGTGTTTCCTTCTTTGTCTTTTGCCCATACATATCCTTGTAGTTCTCTTTTTAAGTTCTTACTTCTTGCAGTAACGTATATCTCATTCTGATTAATAAGGTTAATACCATACACTACCGAATCTCTACCTTTACTTACAGGATAAACAGTATGTCCATATCCGTTTAGTTCTGCTATACTTTTAGGTTCTGCTGAATCAGCTATAATGTTTTCTTTTATATCTAACTGTGTAAGGTATCTGCTAATATCTCTGTTGAGCATTCCTTTCTTATATAGAACCTCATCGTATATATATGAATCATTCCACTTATAAAGTGCTATCAATGTGGTAGGGTCTACTGAATAACCAAAGTCCATACCATACGCTAATAGTCTTGATTGTTCAGGTATGTTATCTATTTCTTTCCAATCAGAAATACACACGCCCTCTAATGAACCTGTTTCTCCTAATCCATATACTCGCCACCAGTTTGCCCAGTACGTTGAGGTCTTTGCTTTATCTCTTGCTTTCTCTATTTCTTTTACTATAGATTCAGGTAGTGCGTTATTGTCTTTGTAGGTTAGTGTGATGTAATCCGTGTCTTGCTTTCCAATCAGTTCTTTGTCTACCCAAAACAAGTTAGATGGATTATAGTCCAACCATATCACCCCACTTGTTCTTACTGCTAATTGTGTGTAAGCATCAAACGGTACGTTATTGCACTCGTTGATATACAAGTCTGTTCTTCTAGCACCTCTTAGTTTATCAGGTTGGTCAGTTGAAAAGAACTCTATATAACTACCATTTGTAAAGGTGTATTTTAAGGTACTCTTATTAAACTGGTTATCCTTATACCTACCTAAACCTTTTAAGATGCTTAAGAAGTCTTTTAAAGCACCTCTACGCAAGTGTGGTATAGATTCAGATACTACACTTATTTCTTTACCTTTATTTCTTATAGCGTAATCAATTAATAAACAAAGAATAGAAATAGTCTTAGAAGCTGATGTACCGCCTTTAACTATTCGTATCCTGCTTTGTAATTCTTTTAGCTTATGAAATGCTATTGTTTTCTTTACTCGCATACAGAATGAAGTGTAGGGTTTTAGTTATCCCTAATCCTCCATAAACAACGGAATGTCCTCGTTGATAGTAATGTCTTTTGTTTCACGTGGTTTACCGAGATAGTAGTTAAAATATAACTGAATCCATTTTAGTTCTCCTGATTCTACACCTTTTTTTAAGGCATCTAATGCAGCATCTTCTAAAGGAGATAATCTTTCTACAAGTTTTATTTCTTCGCTTTTAGATTTTCTTCCTGCGAATCCTTTTGTAGAATGACCACCGTTATTTTTTCTACCATCCATAATTAAAATAGATTAATTAATTAATACAATAAAACTTTTAATCATTTGTTAATTCAAACTCTTCTACTCTTTCAGGTTCGTGTACTTTTAATCTTGATTTTAAGAAGTTATATTTTGTTTCTAGTTCTTTGTATTTTTTTTCATAAAACCCTTCCATAGTTTCTTCTTGATTAAATGCTTCAGGGTCTAAACTTATTGCGTGTTGCACTCTTTTATTTATTGTATCGTAATCTTTTCTTACTTGTGAATCGTGTTTTATCCAGTCAATCATATTCCTTAAAGAATGTAAAACTGTTGCGTGGTCTTTACCTAATTCTTTACCTATTTTAGATAGAGGTAGTCTTGTATTATCTCTTAATATTTTATAGTACATTCCTCTTGCTTCTACGTATTCTGCTTTTCTTGTTTGTGTAGATAGGTTTAATTTGTAGTATTCTTCTACTATGTTTCTAATTATTTCTTTGTTCATCTTCTAGTTTATTAATTATATCTTTTATTGTCATATATCCTGATTCGTGTATTGCTTTTAGTATTCCTGCACACGCTTCATATTCTTCTGCTGCTTCATAAAGGTTAATAGCTTCCTCTAAATCGGAGATGTCTTTTCCGTTTGCTATATCTACTAAAGCAAGTAAGTAAAATTCTTCTATTATATCTTTATTCAAAATGTGTACAAATATATTTTACTTGTATATTACTTAAATGAAACCATTCGCCTCTTACTCTTTGTTTTTTATATTTCTCGTGTAATACACTTTCCCAATTATTTTTAAATATTTTTATAGTTTCTATTTCAGGTTCTTCTGATTGTAATGTTTTTTCTCTATTTTTTGGGTCTTTTGAATAACCTATTTTATATAGGTCATTTCTTTTGTTTTTAATTATATAACAAACGGAATTTTCACTTTCTGTTTTTGGATTGATTTTTATTGCATCAAAAGTATCAACACTGTCTATTACATCTTGTTTTTTTGTTTTTAATTCTAATATTGTTTTAAATAAATCAATTCTTTGTTCAGGACTTGTTTTCTTTAAGTTAATGCCCATATCATCAAATATAGATATATAATTCTTTGCATACTTTAAAATGGTATTATAATCGATATTTAAAAAATCTATTAAACCCACAACATAATAACATCCATTTGACCATCCATAATTATCATACAATATATAAATAGATATATCATTAAGGTCTTTGCTTTCTTTATACTTATAACCTAAATAACTAAAATCTAAATCAAAGTTGTGTATATTGGTTTTAATTCCCTTGATTTTTTTGTCAAAACAATTAAAGTTGTGCATCTTGAAAAGCATCTGTATATGTTCGTTTTGGCTATAATTATCACCTATGTACATACCGTTATAATACCTAAAAATATATTTAAGATTAAATATTTCAAAAGTAAACTCAAGCTGTTTGGCATACAAACTATAATCCTGCTTGGCATATTCATAAATATCAACTAACCTTCTTGGCTCTACTATTCTTGTGTATTTTTTCCCATCTACTTCTATTGTTTCTTTTGTTTCTTCTTGCCATTCTTTATAATGTATTGGCAAACCTTCTTTTACAAGTATTTCGTTTTCTTTGTTTACATAAAAATCACGCTCATCGGCAACACACCAATAACGAGTGTGTTTTTTGTCACTTTTTTCATAACATCTTTGTAAAAACACGTCTTTAGCTTTACTTGATATATCTGTATATAATTTGTTCATAATTATTATTCTTTGTTTATAATATTCCTCGCATTACATATTGGTCTAAATCATTATCTTCTTGAAAGAAGTACTTATAGTTGTCTACTGCTTGTCTGAATTTGTTCTCGCCTCTTGCTAAAAACTCTTCACTAACATCAAAGATTCCTATATCAGTACTTGCTTTGTCAATCACTAAAAAGGTAAACTTCTCTTTCTTAAACAATTTAAGATACAGCCACGCTTGTAAATCGTACCCATACTTGTCTGCACTATACCGAAAGGTAGAAAGGTCAGCAGAGGTCTTTAAATCAATTATAACATCTCCCTGTATAATATCTGCTTTGCCTCTGAACGGAAGTCCTTCTATCATATCTATTGCAGGTACTTCAAAATCTGATTTAGTTAATAGTTTGAGTGCTGCTTCGTTTCTTAGAGTTGCATCCGCTAATCTTTCTGCTGCACTTCTTTCTTTTGTAAGAAACACTTCTCCATACTTTGCTTTAGCGTCTTTGTACTTGTTAGTGTTCTTTGTGGAAGCATCTACAAAATGTAACTTATCTATCTTGTGTGGCTCTAGTATCATCCAATGTACTAACTTACCTGCTGACAATGCAGGACTATCTCCGTTAGGGTCACCATACTTTAGAATGTTTCTGTATGTCTTTGGACTTTTAAGAAGTGTTTTAAGAGATGAACTACTTAATGCGTGTTTACCTAAGTGTCCATAGTAAAAGTCGTCATCGTGCATTTGGGTAAGTATTTCTTCCTTTCCCCAATGTTCTCCGTTTAGTAGTGTAATCATAAGTCAAATATTGTTGTTTGTTGTTCGTTTTGTTTATTTATTATTCCTATTGCTGTTTCAAGTATTGTTTTACCAGCTTCATAGTCTACAAGATTTCTTGCTATCTTATTTATACGCTGTTTACCTTTGTAAGTATAAAAATCGTAATCGTGAAATACACAAAGTTTTTTTATTTCATTTGTTCCTGTGGCAATCTGTATTTTTCTTTTGCTTAATATATTAGGAAAATTAAAATTACTCCAATACAAATGCCTACCTCTTTTATATGCAGGTATTAATGGTTCATAGTATGGTATAACATTTTCTATCACATATTTACCTTTAAAATAATGCTGTAAAAATATAATTTCTTCATATAAACTCATACTTGGATATACGGGTTTAGTTGTAGTATCGTAATTGCTGCTGTTCCAATATCTTGCTCTGCTGTGAGTTGGACAAGGTGGAGAAGTCCATATAAAATCAAACTCCTTATAATGGTCAAGTAAGTACTGGTGTGCATCTGCTACCACTACTTTATCATTTGGGAATCTTTCTTGATATAGTTTTGCAAGTTCTTCATCCCATTCTACAGCAGTAACATCTACATCAGTTACCTCATCCCATTTGTATCTATTCCCACCCAAACAAGCGTATAAGTTTAGTATCTTCATAGACTTGTTATTTCTTTTTGTTCTTCTTTTCTTCTGTTCAGTTCTTTCTTACATTCATCAATGTAACCATCTAAAAACTGATGTGTGTTAATTACTCTTTGTAATTCGTTATCGGTCATTGACCTGTAGTAAAGTTCTTCGTATGTCATATATATTGTTTTTGTAAATATAAACAATTATTTAACATCTTCCTCTTTTGGAAAA